GTTGATGACATATTATCAACTGAAATATTATTAGCGTTTATCGTGCTACTATTAATAGTTGAAGTGTTTAACGTGGTCAAATTAATTGGATTACTCACGTTTAATGTGCTAACGTTTATTGTATCAAATATCCCAGTATCTCCTTCTATGGTTGTGTCCACTGCTAAAGCAATTGCTCCGACAATATCGCTGGTTCTTGATATGGTTAATTTAACGGCATCTGTTTCTGTCCCAGTCCTAAATAAAAAATCTGCTCCATTAGCATCTGAAGCGTTTGACTTACCGATAAACTTAACCTGATTCGCATCTCTTTTTACGAGAGATTTATCTGTTAATACTGATGATTGTTCATTAAGATAAAGTTCATCTGCTATACAATGATCTGCGTTTAATGTTACAAGGTTTGCTGTATGGCCTCCTATCGTCCCATCAAGAGATATATTTGATACGTGTATATGACTAATATTAGCATCTCCTGATACAGTTATATTTGTGCAATCTATGTTAGTTGCGTTTACGTTCACAGGATTAAACAGCGTCGTGGTTAATACACTAATACTCGCGTTAGTGGCGGATATATTTTCAACACTGATGTTATCAACTGACACGGTTGTGGTGGTGTAGACGAATTGATTGGGCGGTGAGTTCCCTGCGATATTTGTCGTAAAACTCATATTACTATATGGTTAGATTTTAAACAGAATCACATTCTAAACCGATTAATTGTTCGACTATCCACTTATTATGTTTTACAAAATTAGATAATGCTTGGACTAGGTGGGGATATACTAGTTTTTGGTTTTTAATATGAAGAGGCATATTAGGCAAATCGAAATGCTCGAATAAGTCATGAACAAAATAAATATATGGTTCGTAAAATTTATCTGTGGGTTCGTTTCCTGAATATAAACTAACTACCTCACAGCCACACGCTAAACTTTTATGTATGCGATGAGTTTCTAATATGTTGTGATCATGATAAGGTATATTAAGTACTGTTTTGCTACGCTGTAATATTTTTGTAAGTTCTTCTTGATTAGAATACTTCCAGTCAAAATCAAAAACAATATTTTTATCAGGATAACGAAATTTTAATTTTTCGTAAAGTGCTTCTCGTCTTGGCGTTCGTGAACCGCAAAAAAAGATGTCAATATCTCTCTTAACTTCAACTGCTGGTTGATATACAAACTCAAAGACATATCGAGAGTAAACACGTATGTCTAGTTCAGTTAGATACTTGGCAGATTCTTCGTGATAATCAAAAACGATATTTGATCTCATGAGAGAAATGTAATATTTATTTTTCATAAATTGAGATAAGGGTGGTTCAGAATTGATAATTATGAATTTAAAATTTTTATTTTTTTGTTGAATGGAGAATAGTTGTGATGCTTGTTCATGAGCGCCAAATACAATATACGTATGTCCTGCTTTTGGATCGAAATCGCTAACTATATCAACTCCTAAACGTTTCGAAAGACAAAATACGTTTTCCGTAAATATCGAATGGAAGTTAATAATGTGAAAAGTATCCATATTATATTATAGAAGAGATTTTTTATTTTTCAAAAAAACGATGTTACATCTGGATAACTCGATGGATCTTTTAATTGAGTTTTAGATACTGATCCTTTAGGTCTTCCAGCACTTTTTTTTAAACCTGACGCTGGTTCTTCGGCGGCGGCAGCAGCACGAGCAGAGGCACCTCTACTGACTATTTGTTTTTTTTGTCTTGGTGGTGGTTGTGGATCTGCAACCATTCCACCACCTAATATTGGTTGCTGTGGAAATGTTGGTTGACCTATTACTCTTGCGTCTGCTACTGGTGCTACAAAATCTCCTTTAAAAGGTTCTGCTGTTTGAGGTGATCCTGATTCTTTTTTTTGTTTTGCTTTTTTTTCTTCTTGTTCAACTCTTTTTGCTAGTTGTTGTACTATTAATGCTTCTACTGCTTCTTTTGATGCTGCTTCTTCTGCTGCTCTTGCTGCTTCTGCTCTTTCTTGGTCATCACGATCTCGTGCCATTAAACTCGCCATTAAATTTGCTGTTGCGTGATCTTGTTTATTTCGTAAATCTTGAAGTTGTTGTGTAACAGAGTTAAGTTGTAGTGCTAAATTCTCTTCTGCTCGTAATGGTGTTGGTTGCGCTTGAAAAATTACTTTGGCAAAATCATGCTGTGGTGGTGGAGGTGGAAATGGAGATGGTGGTGGAGGTGGTGGTACAGATGGCTTCTTTTTAGGTCTACGCTTACGTTTCCGCCTAATAACTTTATCACCTATGTTGACGATAACAGTCTGCTTCTGCTTCTGCTTCTGTTTCTGTGTTTCTTTTTTGTCCATTATACCATATAGAAAGATATTTAATTTTTAATGTTAAAACGCTTAAAGTATTCATTAAGATTTTTTCCTAAATTTTTTGACTCACCCCATAGCAAATATTTGGATAAACTTCCAGCGTTTACTTCATTCCAATTTTCATTCTTTTCATGTCTTGCAATATACGCCGCTCGTTTTGCCTTATCTCCGTGATCTATATAGGTTTGTGAGTTTTTACTTCCAAAATGTATTGTTAAGGGTTTGCCATTTTCTTTCATAAACACTATCTCATATTTTTTATTCTTTCTCGAACTTGGAGCAAGAGAAATAAAATCCATATATATTTAGTTGAGAGAATTATGTTGAGTTTCATCATCTAATATAAGAGGATTGAATCCAGAAAAGAATCTGTACTTATTGCTATGCTTTAAACTCATATCCACAAACATAAAAGGGTATTGTTTATTTTCATTATCGAATATATGTGTAAGTATTTGAGCGTTTTTTTTATTATCAAAAGGCATCAACTCGTTTGTTATTGCCTCTGACTCTGGTCTGTTTTTAGGGCGAAATGTTACGAAATGTGATAGGTTATTTCTTATTCCAGTATTAGCATCTCTTAAACGTTGAAGAAGTGTAATGTAACTCGTGTATTGGTGACGGCGGTTTTGCATCATCGAGGTTAGTTTTTTTTCGATGGCAGCACTTTTTTTTATTTGTGAACCTACATCATCAAGTATGACAATACTATTTAATCCATCTTCTCTGTTTTCATCGAGCATCTCATCAAGTTCGTCTAAACCTTCTTTTGTTAAAGATCTCCATATCTGGTTTTCAGGAATAGTTTTAAATGGGTCGTTTGCTATGCTATTTTTTGCCATCGTCGGTGATATGATGTAGACACGATTAAAAACACCACGATAAGATTGTCTAATTCCGTGTTTTTTTCTTTTCGACATAATAGAATATAAAAAAGTTGTTTTACCGCTGCCTGATGATCCTGTTATGAGCATATTGAAACCACTGTAATGGGGCAATGGGTCTGGAATATCAGGTGCGAGAGGTTTATCTAAATTATTCGGCGTGTTGTGAACTCGTAGATGTTCGTTTGGTTGTTCAACTATTTTGAGCATCTTTATATTATAGTGAGAGAAATGATTATTCATCATCTTTTTCAATGTAATTGTTTATTGTGTGTGGGTCATTCAATTTTGGGTCAACTACTTTTACTCTTCCTACAGCAGCATCTTTTAATGATGAACTGATTGGATCCCCAAGGGCGTGGTAATGTGTCAGTTTTTTATTTACTGCTTTAACTGTTTTTGGATCTTTTGCGATTGATTTATGAAAAAATGGAGTATATCCTGTTGAGAAGGCAACCGCTCGTTCCGTGTTTTTAAGGATACTTGGAGATTTTGCTAATGCGTAAGTGGCAATCGAACCGCCTAATGAATGGGAAGTAATTATTTTTGGTTCAGGTGTCTTTTCATAAATTTGCTTAATCTGTTTAGTTCTGTTTTTAAACTGGCGGTCGTTTCCTTCCATACCGAATGCTAATTTTAAATCAGACATGATATCTTTTTTATTAGGTATTGTCGTGCCTTTTAACGAGATGACTGAATGTAAATCATCAGGGTCTTTACTGCGAAAATGAGAAACCCCACGTTTAACACTCACAGGTTCATATCCAATTTTGTCTAATTTTTTATATGCTTTTTTTTGCGCTCTTGGATCGTCTGAAACGATTCGATAATGTAGTTTAGATAATTTAGCCAACTGTTTATCCGTAGGAGGCATATACTATATGGTTAGATAAAAGTAATATCTCTCTCTAAATTCATCTTATAACACAAATAACAAGTGTCAAACCAACACCTAGATAATGGTATATTTGCTTTTTCAAACTGCATCCTTTTGCTAGGAATAATCATCTGTAGTTTATTTTTATCTAGAACTTTTATATATTGCTTTGTTATAGTGCTAATGGGAAGGATAAGGATAAATGGTTTGTTGAGAACGGACAATCGCTCAAATATCTTTTTTTTAATACTATACGGAGGGTTGCTAACCAAAATATCATATTTAGGAATCTCTCCAAAAAAATCAATAGTAGGATCACCAACGACATCAAAACCTAACTCTTGTAATGACACGATTGATGTAGATGAATAATTATCTTTCATAAAACCCTCAAAAAGTATTTTATCTTTTGGTATGAGATGAGAAATTGATTTCCACATATCCTTTGTGGTATTGTAATGGTCGTCGTTTTTAAAATCTTGTTTTCCACGAGTCGTCATGGAAGCCATTATATTAAGTTGAGAGAATAACTTAAACCGAGTTTTTTTAATATATAAAAATGGAATCAACATATGATAATGAAAAATCATATGAAGTAGTAGATTTGTTGGATATTGATGTCGATAACCACGATTGGCAGAATGAAAAAAATATCAGAATTATTAATGGAAAACTAATGGACGTTCGTACACTTGGACGAGCGATTCAAGGTTCGAAATATTCCTTTGGTCGCAACGTGGCGAGGAATGACGGTAAAGTATTTCGGTGTAAAATCTGCGGTCATACTTATTCAAAAAGTGCTTACCAGACACAGATGTCGATTCACTTGAATTCCAAAAAGCATATGGAGGCAGTTAATTGGTATACAGCAAGAAAAAAACAATACAAATATATTCATTAATTTTTATTTTTTTGGCATTCAAAACAATGTTTATATTTTTTATCATGAAATCCTCTACCACATGAGCAAGGTATCATACCTTTTTTTTTACAACTACACTTAAAGCATCGTTCATATTGAGGTTTACAATTTCCTTTGCAATCGTAACACTCATACGGAAAATCTTTTTTAAATTCATCGATTTTTAATTGTTCCTGTTGCTCTAATTCTTTTTTTTTTCGTTTTTCAATTTCATCTTTTTGTTGTTGCTTGATTTTTTTAAACTTTTTACTTAACTTGTTTCTTTTTTCGAGCGATATTATATCATTCGTGATAATATTTTTTTCTACGCAACAATTACCAACTATACACCCTTTATCTCCTAGATAAACTAAACAAGAATGTTTTATCGATTGACCACAACAACAAGTATAATCTTTTAAATTATGGTTTAAACCAATATCAATATCGAGATTTTCCATCACATCTTCCCATCTATTTATTTCATTAATATTATCATTAATCAAGCACATAAACAAAGCAAAATAATCTGGTTTATTAAATGATGTTTTTGGTGAAGTAAAATTTATCGTGTTAAACGACGCATCAAATAGACCCCTCAAAAACCTGCTCGGATTTTCTCGATCGTAACCTCCTGATTTATTAAATGTCCCTAATTTATTTATTTCATCGTTGTAATCGCGAGAGATGTCGTTAATTATCGATTTCAAATTATCATCGAATTTTATCGCTGTTCGGTTGATATGAGTCATTCTATATTACCCTAATATAATATTTTTAAATCTATTTCATTAAATATATTATATTGTCTATGATGTGTAAAAAATAGCCTTTGAACGTACTTATCCCTAAAACTTTTTAAACTTCTGCAAACTTCCCTAATATGACCGAATGTACTATGTTTGGGATAATCACCAGAGATCAAAGGTTTTTTTTGAGCAAGAGATATTCTTTTTCCAAACTCTTGACAACTTTTTTTTGGTGAAACATAGTACATTCGGTCATTATGGTTAATTGGGTCATATTAGGGAATGTATCTAAACAATTAAAATAGAAGGAGGAGTGATAAATCCCTACATCTTGTAGATAAATCAATCAAAATAGTCCTCATCGCAAGTTTCTTTTCCATCATCGCAAATTTCGGACATTTCTGTTTCATATCCCATTAACCAATTTCTCGAGATTGCGTGTTTTAACATTTCACTAGGCACAAACTTAAGCGTTTTTTCAGTCATAGTTCGAGATCTAATGATAGGAAAATCGAGTTCAATTAATTTAGATACAAACGACCTAGAAGAAGCCATACCAGATGTATCTTTCATAAATCGGTGCTTTTTTGCAAAGGTTTCATATTTAATATACAAAGATGCTATTGAAATTGATATTTTATCGTCTGGATTAAGAGTAGGAGTTTCATCAACATCATCATTATCATTCCACGATTTCGTTAAATACAATTCTTCGAAAAATAGCGCTTCAACTGGAGAGTAAAGATTACACATTTCTTTATACGCTTCTGTGAGTGGGCGGTTTTTAATCCAGTTAAAATTTTTAACATCAAGTTCCATAAACCACTGGTATAAAGCAGACATAAACTCTGGTTTTCGAAGATGTGCGTAAAGTTGACTCCAGAATTTCGAAGATTTATTTAGATAAACATCTGTCGTTTGGTAAGCAACATAACGACGGTCTTTACTGCGAACATCAATTGATACTGGCGTTGCTTTGTTAGTTGTGATAATAGTTCTAGCAACATTCTTTACAATAGAAGGGCGAACATTCTTTGGATTAATCGTCATAGTATCTTCCGTAATCATCGATTTCATCATACCCTCAAAGTCAAAGGTTTTTTTACCTTCTGCCTCGTTAAGATTAACCAAAATTTTGCGGTAATAACCTTCTGCGTGAGTTCCATAAAAATCTTCTGGGTCAGATGACGTGATGTAGTGTGTTTTATTAATCATATTACCTAATGCGTCCAATATCATGTTTTTTCCAGTGCCTTGTTTGCCCTTAAAAATAATAGCAACAGGTGGTTTATGCTCTGGATCTTGAAACATCTGGGCGATAAAACGATGGAAATACATAGCATCATCATCAGACCCTCCACATAGTTCACGGATTAAATCAAGATAAGGCGTAATCACTTTTTGTCTTCTAGTAGGTTCAACAACTTCGCCATAAATATCAGGATTAAACCCTTCAAACACATTTAAAATATCAGGTGGACACGATGAGATCAAGTTGTATGGAATAAAATCATATCGTTTGTAAAGGCGATGGTCAGCATCGTGCGCCCATTTGCTATAGAAGGGTTCTGGACTTCCCATTTGATTTGTAAATCCACTTGAGATAGGAGTGAGAGCATTACTACAGGCAGTAGGATTCCAAAAATCACATCGTCGGTCAAGACCATTTTGAAAAACAAATTGCGGTTCTGGTTGCAAAACCTTACACAAAAATTTCTCGATATAATTTTTTTTAAGTGAGTATTCTTCATATTCATTATCTCGTTTTAGCGAATTACAATATTTCTGGTCATACGATTCGAGCGTTTCAGCAGGGTGTTCGTAATTATCAAAATTAAACTCTGTTTGCTCAACTAATTCAAGACCTAGTGTCATCGGTTTAACTTCAAACTGAACAACATAACCAGTTTTCTCTTCACAATACGCAGTTAGAGTTCCAAGCAATTCCTCATCAATATCTCTTTTTAAAATCAATAGACCATCAAAGCAAAGCGTTTCAACGACAAACCCTAAATCAGATAGTTTCTGTCTAGCATTCATAATTAGGTCATCTTCGATAATTTGATTAACAAACGACATCGTGGTTGATGTTTTATTTTTTTTAAAATCCTTGTTTTTTGAAATACATACTTTTTTGTAAATTGATTCGTTCTTGCCTTTTATGCTATCGCCGATTTGATTAAATTCTTTAGCAAGGTCATCAACCCAATCAGGAGGTGGAATACTAATACCAGCGTTAATACAAAAATCAGATACCAGTCCGAGATACATAACAACGATAACCATCTCCTTCGCCGTATTTCTCGACACTTTACAAGTATCCATAATATCTTGCAGTTTAGTATCACGATGACGAACATAATCATCTAGGACATCACAACGAATATTATTTTTACGGCAATATTGAGATAAAACTACAGGGTGACAATTGGCAATATCAATATCAATATGAGTATCATGTACTAGTGTATGTCTAATCTTTTTGGAAAAGTTTTGAAGTGAGAGCGATTTATCAGCATAACGTCGTCCCATATCGAGGCGTTTAGTGTATGAAACAACAATAGTACCATCAGATTTATTTGATTTTTTTTTGTATGCTTTGAGTTGATTTACCTCTTCAGGTGTTAAAGAAGGGTGTTGAATAAGAGCGTTAAGGCGAGTTTGGTTAATCGTTTCTTTCATAAGTAGTTCCATCTTATATATATTCCCTAATATTATATTTAAATCAATTTTCTTAAATATAATATTTCTATAAATTCCCTAAAGGTTCTTTCTGGGTCGCCCAACTGGCTTTCTGGTTGAGTCTTCGTCTAGTATTTTTAAAAATTCACGAGAAACTTTATACCACAAAGCGAGTGAAGTTTTATATTTATTATAACGATCTACTGTCTTTTCTCTCCATCGGCGATTCGCGATAGTTTTCGCAGAAGGATTTGATACTACTTTTGGCATTCAGTTATATATACCCTAAACATATTTTTAAATCAATTTTTAAAAAAATACTGGTTGTGGTTCCACTTTTACATCACGGTTGTGGTGAGCATCGAAACCAGTTTTCTGATTGTATAGATAACCCATATAGTTAACTTTAAGACTGCCTTCGTCGAGTGCTAAACTTGGTGATTGTTTGACAAAATCTGTCGGTTGATGGTTTACATCTAAACTTCCTTTAACAAGACGACGACCAGATGAGAATAAATCGTTTTTCTCTGGTTTAATTAACTTGTGGTATTGCTCGTCAATTTCTATGAATTTTCCGTAGGGTATCGCTAGTGAAGGTGGAGGAGGCACTATTGCCTGTTGAGGGTGATGCATCAAACTCATTATATAGATACATTAGATAATATTTTAATATGTTCCTTATATAAGTGTAAGTTTAGATTCGTTTCATATTTAGGATCAACCCAACGTGATTTGTTTACAGTATTGCTATCATGATGAACGCACACCATAATATCCTCGATAGGAGTTTCCACTAATTGTTTAATATCGACAAAAGTTAATCCTTCACTTGTATTTGAATTAGAAAACCTATTCTTTTGCGTATATTCTTTAGTGTAAACCATCGTTGCTTCGTTTACCATATGCATATTAATACATCTCTGTTTATAAGTCTTTAGTGTGGCCTTGTCCAGCATTAGCATATCAGAACTACCACTAATTTTCTTTCCTGATTTTATCAAATTAAAAATTGAGTTTGAGAGAAAATCACGATGATAAAAATCATCTGTATCCATATGAGCAAGAAAGTCCCCTGATGCTTTACTTGCTAAAAAATTTCTTTTCTCTCCCAATAACATTCTAGGAACTTTGTAATATAAAACAGTAAAAGGTACATCTAATTCCAAACGCTCTGTGTCTTGACCATCATCAGCAACAAGAATTTCTTTTATGAATGGATAGGTTTGAGTTATTAGGTTATGAGAGATTAATTTGCTAAAACTCTTTCTGTTGAATGTAGGAATTAATACGGAAACATTCATTTGTATATTTATATATTTTATTTTTAACTTCTCAACATATAATAATAATAGATGTATAGACTTGACACGAATATTCAAAGTGCAACAGTCTATCTTGACTCGACAAATTGCGTATCACGAGATCCATACTTCCAATACGATTTAGCATCAGCAGTTTCTTGTCCAACTGGTGTTAAGATGTTATTAAGTGTAGCACAGGTTACTTTACCTAACGTGATAAATAACGTGACAGAATATAATAATAAGTTTTCACTCCAAACCAATCACTCACCAACACTCACAGATTTCACAATTGAATTTCCAGTGGGTATATACAGCGCATGGTCGTGGAGGGATTACATCAATAGTCAATTTGTTTCTCGAGGAATTCCTGTGACGTGTTTATATAGCACAACTTCATTTAAATTTACCTTCATTAGTTCGTATGACTTTAACATTAAAAATACTGATGCTTATCCAACAACCTGTGGAGCATTAATAGGTGTAGGAAAAAATTCAAACAACGAATACATATTTCCACTTCTAGCAGGTCCACCATATTTTTCTGTTGCTATGCCCAGCACTGTTAACTTTGCATCAACTCCTTATGTATTTCTCAAAATATCAAATTTAAATTTAAGCAATATTAATTCGAGAGGAGAGATTAACGATTCATTATTGCGGTTCGCTGTTAACTGTGATGCTGGGCAGATGATACAATATCGACCTACTGAACTAAATAAATTTTTAATTCCATCATCAACTATTAACACAATACGAATACATTTAGAAGATGTTTTTAATAATCCTTTAGCAATTCCAACTGGCGTGGAACTTCAGGTCGTGTTAAAAATAGATTATATTTATCCAGCAGAAGAGCAAGATTATGGTATAGGAACAATCCCTTATTTTTATAAGACGCAACCTATAACACAAGTAGAGCAAGATCTTGAGGAGGATTAAAATCTAAACTATATGTATAATGGGATTCTCTCGTTTTGGGCATAAAGCGATGCACACCGCTAAATTAGGCGCTAAAAGCATTCACACTGTTTCAAAGTTTGGGAGCAAATATGCTGTTCCTGCGGCATCACTCGCTTCCATCGGTCTCATGGCAACAGCACCAGAGGTTGCCATTCCTCTAGCAACTGCCGCTTCCGTTGCTAAACCTATTTTAAGCAACATTCAAAAGATCACCAAATAATTTAGGAATAATCTTTTTCACTTCTTTATAATATTTTATAAAGAGATGAAACACGTCGATTAAGGGTATTGAGAAATTTTTTATCTAAACATACATTATAATGAGTGACGCTGTTTTTTCAGAAAGCCTTGCGTTTCCTTCCCAGAAGCGCCGCGCAATAAGTGCTAGATCCTTCAGGGTCAAAATCCCCAGTTCTAATAGCACTTCTTTCTCGGCAGAGCAGACCATTCAGATCGATTTGCCAGGTAACCTTCAAGGACAATATTACAATTTTAACCAGATGTATCTTAAGATGAAAGTAGCATCAAGCGCTGCTTGCTATCTTGACCGTGCTGGTGCGCTCGGTTTTATTAAGCGCCTTCAGATCAGCACTGCTGGAGCGCAACTTTGTGACATCAACAACTGGAATGTTCTTGCCACTGCTATGCTCGACACTGATGCCAGTTGCGAATACAAAGAAGGATATGGTAAACAACTTCTAGGAACTCTAGGAGATTCACTCCGTGGCATTGAGATGGGTGTTGGTGATGCCAACGCAGTTACATTTTGTATCCCTATGGTATTGAATCCTCTAGCGATGACGCAACCTCATCGTATGGTCCCAGCGTTCTCATTGAGCGCTCTTCAAGTCCGTGCCACACTCGATTCCGCTGCCAGTGCTGTCCGTGTCAAAGCAGGAACTGCCGCACCTGTTCTTTCTTTTAGCGAGGTAGAGATGGTTTGCTATATGACTGAACTCTCACCTGAAGCGCAATCTATGGTCGACAGCGCGACTGGCGGCAAATATAACATTCTAGCATCTTCTTTCATCAACTCTGGTGCTACTCGTCCTGCTTCTATCACCGCCGTAACTGCCAATCTTGGTTTTAGTGTAAGTTCATGTGAACGTATTATCGCCATTCACCGCCCTGTTGCTTCGGTCGATGTAGCAAACAGATACTCTCTAGGCAATCGTGGAAATGCTGGAATGACTGAATACCAATACTTGATTAACTCGCAGTCCTACCCTGCTCGTCCAGTGCTAATTGCTAATAAAGGGGCGGAATCACTTGCAGAAACCCTCATAGCAGACCACGCGGTCACAGACTTTAAGAAATCCTGCGCTTTCAACAACGGTTTCGTTGCTGTAGGAACTCTTGGTGTAGGCACAGGCGCTCTATCTGGTAATGCTCCTGATATCAATAAATCTGATTGCTTTATGATTAACAAACCTGAAGGGACTTCGGCAGGTGCTGCTGGCACTGGTGGTGCTGGTAATGGTGCTACTGCTTCTGACATCGGCACATTCCTCGTAGCAACTGAAATGGAATCTGGCATCAGTGATGGCAAATCTAACGCTATTTACTCTGGTATTAGCACTATCTCCAGCGTTGTTCAGTGGGTGGGCAAATACGCTAATGCGGATGCCAACGCTTTCCAAATTGATTTCTACTGCCAACACACAGTGCTTCTTTCACTTGACACTCGTGCGTCAGGGGTTTGGTCCGTTTCAGTATAGTTATTTTATTACCATATACGCTCACAATTTAAAAAAAATAATTTGTTATTTAAAATAACAGATTATTAAGGAAGTTCAGTTACGA